AAACGAGAAGAAGTATAAGTATTATAACCATCTGTACGGAACCGAAGAATTTTGTCATCAAAATCAATATTAAACAAAATGTAATGATAATGGGGACGACCATGAAGTTCACCATATTCACCACAGCCAAGAAAGCGAATACCACTGCCATACTCACGGCGAAGATTCTTCATAAATGTCTGATGAAATTTCTTACTCAAGCTTTTATCACATGGCAAATGATAATCATCAAAAGTGCAAGTAACGAAATAAGCAGAAGACGAAGAACGGGCTTCGTGAACAGCACGGACAGCCCACTGTCTACTATTTTCGAGACGACAACCGATGCATTGTTTACAAGAACAACGAATGAAACGGCTATCGCTAGCAAGTTCAGGGTGAGAGGCAAGGCTACCGTAAAAACTATAATGTTGTTTTCCATTCTTCGTAATAGCTCCTTCGACTGGGTACATAAGAATAGGATTAAAACAAACCATATTAATCACCTGTACCGATTGTATCAGGATTAAGTCAGAATGTCAAATCCTAAATCCACCTCGTCCTACTCTTTTAAAATTTCTACGACGAGATCTGGAGGTACGCCGAAAAAGACGACGAGAACCTCGTTTAGATAAGCGACGTCGCCTCATTTAGCATCCCTCCAAGAACCGAAAAAACGGCTAGTTTTTTTAGAATCATTCTTATTAGCAACTGGCTCAACAAGATGCGCAACATCGGATTGAAAGTCCGAAGCAACTTTTTTAGCAGTAACAGTATTCGATGAAGCTTTACCTTTCAGAGCTTCAATTAGATCCACAACTTCCTGAATAAAGGGAACAACAACAGAAACGATAAAAGTAAGAATCATAGTAGTTTTATTGGACATAAAATTATCTCCTTCCAAAATAACGACCTCCGAGGAAGCCTAAAACATTTTTGACAGTAGAGCCAACACCACTAGCGACAGATCTGGGAGCACCTGTAAGACTTTCAATATTTTTATAGAAATCACGCTCCATGCCTGCCATTTCAGTTTGAATATTATCAAAAGCGGCGGCAGAATTAGCACGATTAGCAGAAGCAATGTTGTTTAAAACACCAGAGCTAAGGTAAGAACCCTGAAGCCGAAGGTTTTCAAGCTCCAAATTCATCTTTTCAAGCTCATAACCAAGACGTTTTTCATAAGTCTGCTCACGAAGATTCAAATCATTTGCAAGAATACCATTCTGAAGAACTGTACCATGGGTGCTCTGACGCACAGAATCGGCTTCTGCGACGTTTTTATCAATTTGAGATATTGCAAGATGCTCAGCATTCTTAGCCTGCCTTTCAGCGGCACTAGCGGCTTTGGCAGAATTCATGGTAGAACCTATATCACTCATACCTACAGAAGCAGCCGAAGCTCCAGATATAGAACCGCCTATACCATTAGTTGCGGCAAGAATAGGATTAAGACCAGCCTTGCGCATATCTTCTACAGCCCATTGATAACGATGTTTATAGTTTTCAACGTTCCACGCGTTAGCCTGTGCGGCATTAGCGGAATTGTAATGGTTCTGAACTGCAGATCCTAAAACAGAACCGGCAACACTGCCTAAAGTATTAGAAAGCCATGACATGAAAACAACTCCTTCTAGAAGTGATCAACAAGACCGGGCGTACCAAACATAGGCATAGGACGCACAGTAGTATAACGGAAGCCTACATCAAGCAAAAACTCAGGCTCGCTGGGAACAGCGATAATGCGCTCAATAGGAGGATTTTCCAAAATAAATTCCTCGTTTAGAGTGGGAGCAGTTTTAAAAAACTGGGACAAATGCCACTTATCTAAAGTGCCACCAACTACAGAACTACGGAACAAACCGGTAATCTGCGAAGGTTTATAACGATATTCGGCATAACGTTCCTGATAACCAAAGACAATAAAATCAGCTTCAGAACCTTGAGCATAGAGCTCACGAAGTTCAATGGCCTGCTCACCAAGATGCGCGAATGTAGGCCAATAGAAATCGTAAACAGTAGAACGAAGCCACATTTTATTAATACCTTGCTGATAAGTAAGATCGGCACGAGCACATACAAAACCAAAAACATAGCCATGCTCAACGAAAGATTTAGTGAAACCATGAAATTTAGCAGCAGTAACACCATAAGCAGAAAGGTTACCTTGCGGAGAGGTGTTGTCGGTTGCAGAAGTCTGAGCTATCGGATTGACATTTAACATTTTGGTAAAGGAACCAAGAAATTCCGGACGCTGAAGACGAGCGTCAGGAGAAACAACGCCAAAGAAAGAGCGGAGTACTTCTGTATACCGGCTACCACCACGAGCAAGGCGTTCATAAAACTTCTGCATCTGAAAAGCTGTACGTAAGCTGTTAATAGTAAAAATGCTCGAAGTGTCCAAGTCAACATAAGAATCATTAGCAAGAAAACCAGAAGCAGGCTGGGCGGACATAGTAATTTGCTCAGACGTGTTACCAGCAAAGCCACCTACATTACTCCAATTAGAATCTGAACCTCTATTAAAGCTTATGGATCCTGTACCAGAAGCTTTTCTACGACCACCAGAATTAGAGGCATCGCCGGCATAAGCGGAAACAGCGGCAAGCTGATTACTATTGCTGTGGAGAAGATAACCAGCCGTAGGCGAAGGATCGACTATAGAAGCAGTACCGGCAAGACCTATAGAAACGCCGGGTCCTTTCTGTGTCCAAGGAAGGGCAGAAGTAAAATAATCATGACGCTTACCGCGGGGAGGGCAAGCATAACCAGCAATAGGATTTCCATCGCCAAGCAGAAGCCAAGAAGGCTGTTCAGAAAGACGAGTATAATCAATAACATTATTTTCATCCGTCTTAATAATTTTGACAGACTTTTGGAGGTTTTCATCTCTAAACCATTCGTTCCAAATAAGATAAACACCACGAAATGGGAGTGCGCTAATACCAGATATATCATTAGTAGTATTGACAGGCAATCCAAAATAGTCCCAAAGAGAACCTATAAGCGAGTTTTCTATAGAAGAACTAGCGCTAATAGTAGGAATGACATAATCAGTGGAATCATCAGGGTCTACCTGTTCAAAACAGAAATTCTGCCAGTGTTCCCAAACGAGGCGATTTGGGACAAAAAAGAAAAACCAGTCCAGATAAATATTATCCATGATAGGCTTAATAGGAGTAGCCAAGCGAGCGAAATAATTAACAGACATACGAGTAGTATCGCCAGGCAAAATCTCGTCAACAAATACCGGTATAAGCTTACCTGAATTAAAAGTTGTCTTATAAACATGCGAACGGTCGAATTTAGTCCTTTTCATGTACATCGCAGGAGCATCGCTAAAGCGATGTCCTCGAACTCTTATTTTTTTTCGAGCCAAAATTTCACCTTCTTCGAAGTGTAAACCTAATAATTAACCTAAAGAAAATTATTATTAGGTTTTAGATTATTTTTGCGTCACCTACACCAGTTACATCAAGTAAGCAACTGGTTTCGGTGACGCCTATTTATGTGTTTCTTCATTATTTTGTTCTAAAGTGTTACTTTTTTCTTGTGTTTGTTTACTACTTACGGACTGTTGTGATTCGTCGAAGGTATATTTACTACCATACAGACCTTGTTGTTGGAGATATTCGAGCGTTGCAGGATCATTCAAACGATTGATGAAATTCATAGGATCGTGACCGAATTTTGCTCGAACATAAGCAGGTAAAGTGTAGAATTCTTCACGAACTCCGGACACAAGCTCAAGCGCTGTACTGTAGTCGCCGGGAAGCGTTGCATCTCCAAATTGCAGATAAGCATATTGCGAACTATCGCCGAGATCAAGAGTCATGATACCTTTCTGACCGTCTGCATACTTATTTACGATGTAATTGATATCAGTCTCATCTTTCTCGTCCTGAACTGTAAGAGAGGGCATGGTAAACTCAATACCGCAATGGTCATGTTCTTCTACGGGATCATAAGCTGTCTTAAATTTCATAATTTCACCTCCTTTCGCAGGCGCCTAGACGCGGCGGGCGTAGCGTACAAAAAAAGACGATCTCTTGCGAGACCGTCTTTTTCTGATACGCTCTTTATTAGATTATCATTTAGTAGAGTTATTGTCAACGGACTGCACATACTCTATGGCGCGACCAACCATGATAGGAATACGGGACTCATCACAATTCTCAACGTAATAGCGACCATCGCTGTCACCGAGATTACCAACAAAATAAAGAGAGAAGTCTTCAGGATACTTTTTAATAAGCATTTTATCATCGTTAACTATACCTTCAAAAGCTCGCAGAGCGAGCATATCATTGTGATAAACCTGCGGAGGACTGAACTGTTCAGCCTTGGAATCATAAATGGAATAAAGTCTCAATATCTAAATCTCCTTTCCTTAAGGCAATCAAAAATCTACGGATCATAAGATGCGTAGTATTAGGTAAAACAAAATAATCATTATCAATACGAATAACATTACAATTATCAGGTTTAATCCTGTAAGCGGCGTATTTAGAACCTCTAAATATAAAGTTAAAGGATATGCCTTTATGCTTACAGTAGGACATAATAGCATCAAGCTCAGATTGAAATCTTTCTATAAAAAACATCTCCTTTCTGACCTAATGATAACACAGTCACAACACCTTGTCAAGTTTTCTGCCAAGAAAATGTTTATATTTTCCTTCCTGAACACGACAGCGGTCAACCAAACGATCAAAAGTATTGTTCTCCAAGTTATGAAGCATCTTCTTAATACGGTTATTACGAATATATTCCATCCAGTGAGGATGCGTTTCGTCAAATTTTCTGTCGTAATAACGAGGAGGACGCATTTTTTTGCCGTTGATGACAACATAATCATTGGAATAACATTCTTCACCATGATCTTCGAGCCATTTAGCACCTATACCAGGGCGATTGGACGCAACCAAGAATTCAGGAATGCGACCTTTATAGTGAGAAGGAGCATCTTTACCTGTCTGCTTTTTAACTATATAGCGAGCGACATAGGCAGCAGAGTCAAAGCTAAACTCACCAATAAGGTGCATACCGTATTTCCATACTTTGGCAAAACGAGAAGAAGTATAAGTATTATAACCATCTGTACGGAACCGAAGAATTTTGTCATCAAAATCAATATTAAACAAAATGTAATGATAATGGGGACGACCATGAAGTTCACCATATTCACCACAGCCAAGAAAGCGAATA